GGGTCTACGCTATACGCGTTAGTCTTTTTCTTCCTCTCACTTTCCTATAATGTGGCGACAGTGGCGGACCACCGAAACGTGGTTCCGTCGCATAATGTCACGCACAGGAAAGATTTGAACGTACCCTTACCACGAACCGTATCTGCGCAACGGCGACCTGCGGCTAAATACATAAGCATTTTTGCCCAGGAGCTTCGCGCATTTAAGTTTATGGTGAGAGGCTGTGAATCCCGCCATTCAAAACCATAATGCAGAGACGCATTATTGGGATTGAGATGCAGGTGTTTACAGAACTCTCTAATTCTTTTTCGAGCCTGACGCGTCATTGGAAGACCGTCTTTCCTAAATTGGAAAGGGGATCGAACAATAAACGTGTCAAGTCGAGGAGAATCAAAGGATTTCTCGGGTTGGCGCCAAGCCCCGATTGCCTTATCGGGGTTGTCCGCAAACAAGGCCGCGGGAACCAAACTATAGACCTTACAAAAGATTGGGATAAACTTGGGGTAAATTAAGCTAAGTCTCGATAGTTTGTTAACTATCGTAATAACTTCGCCAATATTAGTAGGATATCTAAAGTCATAAGACTCTACATATCCACTCCCATCAATAAAGTGGGCACCACAAGATTCGCGGTAGATATCGTTAATATGGGTTTTCTTCATATTAACGATAAAACCAGCATTTTCCAAATCTCCAACTAAAGAACTAGCATAATCATTTGGGATGATTATATCATCACCAAAGACGCTAGTATCAGTTGTGTAAGATCTACAAAGTGCATAGAGTATCAGGCTCATCAACTCAAAAGTAAAACCATTCCCCATGCTTGAAACCTTATTGATAATATAATAATTATCATCAGGTCCAAGTGTCATTTCTGACCGCGCTTGTTCAATTAAATTGAACACACGTGCTGGAAGGAGGTATTTACATAATTTGAGTGATATGCGATCGCTCGCATTTTTAAGGTCGATCGTAGCATACTTTTGCATGCTTATCATATTACGGTGTAATTCTGCCGTAATATTAAGATCAACACCAATCCTCTGTAAGGAGGAACGGATGCCTGATCCAATACGTCTTTGGACGAGAATATTAGCTAATGGCTCAATGCAAATCGGTCTGTCCACAAGATTACTCTTAGGGACAGTAGAAAACCGATTACCTTGAGTCATGTTAGTAACCATAGACAATTTGAAATTGAATATAC